CAGCCCAAGGGGCTTGGGGCCAAGGAGAGTCCGGAGAATGCGCCGAGCTACAGCATGGATGGAACCGTCAACACTCAGGCCCAGGGTGGTCCAGTGCCACTTGCGTATGGTGGTCATGATCAGAAAGGGATGATGGTGGGCTCTGCAGTGATTAGCGGCGGCATTCTGGCGGAGGATCAGCAATGAGCTTGCCTGCAGTGTGCCGTCTTCCGACCAGTGAGCTGGCTTTGGCGGCGGCCTGCCGAGAATTTGTGGGTGCTGGCGGCAAAAGTGGAAGTAACGCCCGGACGCCTGTCGAAACACCCGACAGCCTCCGATCCATTGCGCGCGCTCGAATTCTTGACCTGCTGTCTGAGGGCGAACTGCGCGGGTTGGTCGCCGGCAACCAGTCCATCTACCTCAACCAAGTGCCGATACAGAATGGCGACGGCACCTTTAACTTTGAGGGAGTGCGGGTGGACACCCGGTCCGGCACGCAGGACCAGGAACACATTGCCGGGTTTCCTGCTGTCGAAAACGAGATTCCTGTGAACGTGGAGCTGCGGAGCGACAGCCCCGTGGTGCGCGGGGCAACGGGTTCCGATCTGTCAGCCGTGCGGCTGCGCTTTGGCATTCCTGGCCTGCAACAGGTCAATACCGATAATGGTGATACGAACGGCTACTCGATCACCTATGCGGTCGACCTGGCAGTGGATGGCGGGCCATACGGGAACGTGCTGGTGGACACTATCTGGGGTAAGACCACGACCCAGTATGAGCGGAGCGTACGAATCGACCTTCCTCCTGCCTCGCAGTGGCAGGTCCGCATCCGACGGCTAACGCCCAACGCTAATAGTTCCACAGTTTCTGACACTATGAACGTGCTGTCGATGACGGAAGTCATTGATGCAAAGCTGCGCTACCCAAACTGCGCGCTGGCCGCCGTTGAGGTCGATGCGAGCCAGTTCCAAGGCGTTCCGGGTCGCTCATATCGCATTTGGGGCCGTATTGTGCGTGTTCCCAGCAACTACGACCCTATTGCGCGTAGTTATTCTGGTATCTGGGACGGCACGTTCAAACCGGGTTGGACCAACAATCCGGCATGGGCGTTCTTCGACATCGTGACCAACGACCGGTTCGGCCTCGGGCACCGCATCTCGATGGACTTGGTGGATAAGTGGCGGCTCTACCAGATCGCCCAGTACTGCGACCAGCTGGTGAGCGACGGGCAAGGCAATATGGAGCCCCGTTTCACCTGCAGCCTTTACATGCAGACTCGCGCAGACGCCTACAAGGTGCTACAGGACATGGCCTCTATGTTCCGGGGCATCAGCTTCTACGCAGCCGGTCAGGTAATGGCGTCGGCGGATATGCCGTCCGATCCAGTGTTTACATTCAGCCAGGCGAACGTGGTTGATGGTCGGTTCAACTATCCAGGGAGCGCGCGGAAGACCCGGCACACCGTAGCTCTTGTGTCCTGGACAGATCCCGACGATTTCGGCCGCCAGAAGGTGGAGCCGGTGCAGGTGGCTTGGGGCATACAGCGGTACGGCATACAACAGACGGAGGTCACCGCCGTTGGCTGCCACTCTCGCGCCCAAGCTCAGCGAGTAGGCAACCATATCCTTTACACGGAGCTGCTTGAGACAGGGACTGTGGAGTTCACGGTGGGCCTTGATGTTCTGAACTGCATGCCAGGCGATGTCATCCAGATCGCCGACCCGGCCAGGTCGGGCCGTCGGAATGCCGGCCGTATCAAGAGTGCGACTGCAGACAGCTTGGTGTTGGACAAGTCGCCGGAGGTAATCGCTCCCGGCGACACCCTGCGCGCGACGCTGCCCAACGGTCGTACCGAGGCTCGTTCAGTTGAATCGGTATCTGGAGCCACGGTTACCGTCACCGCTCCATGGTCGTCTATCCCTGTCGCACAATCGATATGGTCATTGGAGACGATTGAGCTGGCGCTGCAGCAGTTCCGGGTTCTGGCCATCAGCGAGAACCCCCCGAACGAAGAGGATGGCATCACCTACCGCGTGACCGCGCTGAAGCACGTCCCCGGCAAGTACGCCGCGATCGACGACGGCACGCGCCTCGAGCAGCTGCCGGTAAGCATCATCCCGCCCAGCGTCCAGGCACCACCTACCGACGTGCACCTGACTTCCCATTCGGTGATCGACCAGGGAATTGCCACCCACGTCATGACCATTGCCTGGGACGCCGCTCCGAACGCCATTGCCTACGACGTCGAGTGGCGACGGGACGATCTGGATTGGGTGCGGGCGGGCCGGGTTTCTGCTGCCAGCATCGATATCCGCGGCGTCTACACCGGCAACTACATCGCTCGCGTCCGCTCGGTTAACGCACTCAACGCGGTATCTCTTCCGGCGATGAGTCCCCTCACGGCGATCGACGGAAAAACCACCCCGCCGCCGGCAGTCACGTCGCTCACCACTACCAGTCTGGTGTTCGCCATCGGTCTGGCGTGGGCTTTCCCGGCCGGTGCCACCGACACCCTGCGTACGGAGATCTGGTACGGTCCCTCGGCGAACCGCACGGCGCCGTCCACCATCAAGCTTGGCGACTTTGCTTATCCGCAGAGCAAGCACCAGATCAATGGTCTGGCCGCCGGCACGCGATTCTACTTCTGGGCTCGCCTGGTGGACCGCAGCGGGAACATCGGTCCGTGGTATCCGGCCGGCAACGGCGTCATGGGGGAGGCCAGCACGAACCAGACCGACTACGACGTCTACTTCTCGGAACGCATCAGCGAGAGCGCGCTGGCCCAGGATCTCCTGGCGAAAATCGAGTCGATCGACAGCCTGCAACCGTTGCTCCCGCTCCTATGGAGCGCCAGTGGCGTATACAGTCAAGGGCAGACCGTCGTGCGCAACGGGCGCACCTACAGCTGGACCAACCCGACGCCGGGTAATCAGCCGCCGCCGGGAGCCAACTGGCAGGACGTTGGGGCCGGCATGGCCGAACTCGATGCGCTGGTGAGCCAGGTCGACTTCAACACCCTATCGATCAGCCAAGTTGACGGCAGGGTGACGGCGCAAGGTCAAGCGATCTCGGGCATTACCGCGCAGATCTCTCCGAAGGGTGCTGGCGACTCATCCTGGGGCGCGGGGACGACCACGGTGTTCGCCGGCACCATGACCATCCAGAGTGCCTACGCCAACGCGGACTTGGTGCAGGCGATTCGGACGGATCAGGTAGAGGTCGGGCTGGGTCAGGCCAATGCTGCAGTGCAGTCTGAGGCAACCGCCCGTGCCACGGCCGACACCGCATTGGGCAGCCGGATCGATACCACCAACGCAAGCCTCGGCACGACCAACGCGACTGTCCAGCAGGTGAGCCAGTCCGTCGTCACGTTGAACGGGAAGGTCACGGCCACCTACACCATCCGTGCTCAGGTGGCTTCCGGTGGAAAGATCTACGCCTCCGGTATGGGTTTGGGCGTCGAGCAGCAGCCGGATGGGAGCTACCAGTCGCAGATCCTGATGCAGGCCGATAGGTTCGCAGTGATCAACGTGACAAACGGTGTGATCACCTCTCCTTTCGTCATCCAGGGCGGCCAGACGTTTATCAGCCAGGCCCTGATCGGCACTGGCTGGATCCAGAATGCAATGATCGGCGACGTCATCCAGTCCACTGCAGTGGGTGCGGGTGGGTTGCCGCGCTGGAAGCTGGATAAGGCGGGCACCTTCACCATGCGTGGCGTAAACGCCGGCTCTGGATTTATGGAGCTGACCGATACCGCGTTGCGGTTCTGGGACGGCAGCGGCACGATCGCACTCGTCGAGCTGGGACAGCTTCTGTAATGGCTAGCGGCCTTCGCCAACGGGACCCTGCCGGGAACCTGCTCGTAGACGTCAGCACGCGGCTGCCGCGTATCATGGGGCGGGTCACGATCACGGCAGGGGTCAGTGGATCTGTGGTGGTGCCGGCCAGCGGCACCAACCCGCTGTTCTACTACTTCGCTGTCGATGGAGCGGTGTCCGACTACAACGCGTCGCCGAACCTCAGCGACGACGGGGCAAATACCATCACCTGGACCATGAGCAGCCGCTTCGCGATTGGCGGCGTGCTGACGTACGGACGCTATTGAATGGCCATCGGCGCGAGAATTCGGCAGGGCGACGGCTCTCTCATCCAGATCGACCCTTCCTACGAGAACCTGGCGCTCAAGGCGCTCGGAACCGTCACCACAACTCAGTACGCGGCTAGCGGCGCAGGTGCAAATGCGGGGAAGGCCACGATCATCGTTGCAGGTTGCAACGAGCCCATTCTTTGCTTCGCCTGCCCGGACGCATTTGTGGGCCTGCGAGTGCGTAGCAAGTCGGGGACGACGGTCACCTGGGAGATCGTAACGAGCGCGCCGGTCGTCAACGTCCAGTACTGGGTCTTCGACACGACCGACGTAGCGCAGATGGCCTTCAACCTGACGAAGGGGCTGCGTATTCGCAATCCGGCCAACAACCGAGTGATCTTCGACTCGCGTTACAAGTACATGCGCATTCAGGGCATGATCAAAGCGAACGTCGGAACGTCGCCGTCGACGTACCCCGTAGCGCAGGGCACAGGTTACGGAATCGGCGTGTCGAATAGCGGCGCCGGGGTGTTGGTGAGCGGAGGCCCGGTGGGGGGCGGGCCCTACTGGTTGAACAACGATTTGGCTTACGTGGCCGGCTTCAAAACGCTCAACGGTAGTGTTCAGCTCCAGATGATTCAGCTCGCCCTGCGTATCACGGACGGGAACAGCAACCCGCCGCCCACTGGTCAGTTCGGAAGCTTCCAGGCCGTGGGCCTGATCCTTGACCTCAGAAACTACTGACCCTGCGCGGGCGCTTTTGGCGGCCGTCCTGATGCTTCACCGACCACGGCGTAACCAGGTAACCCGCGCGCTGCCAGTTCACCTGCGAGAAATGATCCTCCCGCGCGTCAACAGCAGTGCCGTTGACCAGCACATAGGGCAGGGCGGTCTGCGGAAGGGCGCAGGTGCTCAGGAACCCGTCGGTCTTAACCTTGACCAGGTACGGCCCGCTGCCCTCAATCTGGCCGCAGACGGTCGCCCG